CTGTATGGACAGGTCGGACACACAGCCCGTACCTTCTATCACGTCGGCTACGTAGATATTGTCAGGGTCTAAGCCAATGGCGGAGCCTGCACCGTCTACCCAGAAGACTATGTGTCGTCTGCCGAATACGACCAGCGCACCGTTAAAGGCGGCTATCGCTGTAACCTCATCGGTGCCACCCGTCCAGACTGCTGACATATCAATGATGCCGGAGTCTCCAACTGTGTCCCAATCGGTCTCATCCAGCAGGCCACTGTACTTGATAGTCTTGCCGTCGCTGTCCAGTCCCCACAACCGTCCAAAGGCTGCGAGTCCTACTCCGCCATCCGGAGCTGTGCCCGTTGACTCGACGACCGTAACAAATGTAGTGCCGGTATAAACCGCAGGCTTCTGTCCTGCCTGCATAGCTATACACTTGTTATTAAAATTCTGCATTACCCAGCGTCCGTCTGTATCAACAATAGCTGCTGACACGTCGTTACCCTCGGGGTCTGTGATACTGTTCGCTATGCCACCATCCCATGCGACGATCACCTCTTTGGTGCCGTCCTGTTTGACATACTCGTGCAGCGTCTTGAGTGCAGGCGTGCTGGTAATGTCCGTGGTAGTGTCTTGGATAAAGCCCTTCCGTGTGCCCAAGCGTCCGGAGCTATCCACGACAGCATTCAGTGCCTTGGTGGCAAACAACGGAGACAGGAGGTCGCCGGACTCAGAGAAGTTAAGCCCTCTGGAGCCTGGAGCAACCAAGTCGATTGTCTGTAGCTGCTGAGCCATTACGCGGGTACGAGCTGAAGCTCGCCAGACTCCGCCATGTCGCGGGCTATGGCAGCGTCAACCGCTATCCGGAATCTACCCTCAGAGAACACTGAGCCTACACCCAGCTCTTCTCCACGTTCCTCGTAGGCGTACCAAGTGGCACCCATCTCCAGAGCGAACGTAGGAATCTTGATTGTATCGTCAATGTCCGTACCGTCACCCGCAATCCTGTCCTGCGGAATGATTAGGGTTACGTCAATGGTGCGGTCGCCAGCGGGTGTTGGATGAACCTTGATAGCCAGCACGTCGCCACTGGTGTTGTCCATGGCAAACCATACGGGGTCAGCGTTGGTAGCACCTGCGTCCTGCGCTTGGCGCATAAGCAGATCCGGTAAGTCCATTTCGGTCAGGGGAACGGGACTGGTAGACGTCGTAACGTCAAAAACGAGCGCACGCTCCCGTCCTTGGTGCTCGTTCTGCACTCGGACAAGCCGTGAACGCTCGTTTGCATTGGTTATGACCACACTGTTCGTACCACCAGTAAGAGTCACCTGCTCAGTCGAGCGAAGAGCACGCCAGTTGTGCGCGTCTTCGATCTCTTCTTTAATGTGATTGATAAAGTTCCGGACTAGCTTGTGGTATCGTTCAGTAATCTCACCAGCAGACGAATCCAGTTCGTCCTCTGAAGTGTTACTGAGTACACGGTTCAGCATTTGGCGAAATGTCACTGCCATTGCTTTTAGCTCCTTTTCTTCCGACTAGCCACTTTCGCTGGCTTAGTCTTTTTGACTGTATCTGATTTGGCCTTAGCCTTTTCTTTGGCTGCCGTGTCGTCAATGATAGCGTTCTGTAATTGCCGCGTTATGCTCTGCTTGAGTACCACTCCGACTTCAGCCTCTTCCATGTTCTCGTAGCCAGCGCGTTGCAGCAGGCTTAGGAGGTTCTTTACGTCGATAGCGTTTAGTTGTAGTTGTACATTGATTGGTGCGTTCATAGTCTCTCTCCGTTATGTGATTAGTCCAACTCCGGTAGTAGCGTCAAGGGCTGCTTCCAGCTCGTTAACACGTACCTGCAGGTTTGCGACGACGCTTAGTAATGTGTTGGCTTCGTCTTTGTCCGCAAATGCCCACGCGCCCGTTACCGCGTCAACAAAATCCTGTACTGCATAATCTGGTGTAGGGGCAGTGTGCGTTATGGTTGTTAGTGCTGCCGTAAGTCCCGCTGCAAGGTTGACTGGAGTCGCTCCGTAGAATCCTATGTTGGTTCCATCGTGGTTGATGTCGCCAGCAATCTGTACAGCTGAGTCAAATGTATACTGTGCGGTAGTTCCGCCAGTGGTCGTGAAGTTGAAGTCTACCCCGTCATGGCCTGCTGTCACGACGTCAACGTCGGTACTGTCTTGCCAGATAACCAGACCACCTGTGAGCGTTACGTAGTTCCCGGTCCACAGTGTGAGATCGCCAGCGCGACCTAATGACATGGTGAGTATCTCACCACCATTTCCTATGTCATCATCTACGTTCCAGTACAGGGCATCTGCAACGGAATCCCATCGCATCTCAAAGTCTGAGACTTGCAGTGGGTTCGAGTCCGATCCAAACCGTAGCCTGCATTCGGCATCTAGGGCTAGGTAGCCGCCGGAGTTAGGAGTACCAAGTCCAGCGTCGTCAACAAACACATGTCCAGCTCTGAGTCCTAGATTAGCGGCTGAAGTAGAGGAGTTACCTATGTGTACCCAGCGACTAGCACCCGCGTTAATACCGGATGCGGGGTTGATTCGCAGTAGGTTAGATCCGCCTACCCATTCTATCTCGGCGTCCCACCATCCTGTGCCGATTGGCTGGGCGCGATTTCCGCTTCCAAGCCTAAACGCTCCGCCATCCATGACGTAGACCATACCCTCAGTAGTAAGACGAACACCAGAGTTGGCGTCATCTCGCTCATCTGCGGGTAAGCCACTGGTGTTGCCAGCAGCTCCAATGTGCATCTCACCCTCTTGCGAGGTTGTTCCAGGTCCGAACTGCCACGAGTTGTCGTGGTTAGCTCGCATGACGGCAGCGGTCCCGCCACCTGTGATAGTGTTCTTGCCGAATACTGCAGAGCCATCACCCTGCATGGACACGCTCAGCGGTCCATCTGCTAGGACAGCCATGATGCTGCCATTGCCCGTAAAGTCTAGGGTAGCTGCGCCAGTGTTCGCCCCTATGAACGCGGTACGCGCATGAAGCTCATCCCATCTGACGGTCTCAGACCCTATGTCGTAGAGTAGAGTCGTATCGGGAAGTATAGTCTGCGCTTCCAGAGTCGCTGTAAGCGGGTCGTTCGTACAGTCAATTCGTAAGTAGTCGCCATCGAATCCGCTTATGAGGTCAGACCATATTACGTGCTTCTTGACGCCTGCAGCTTCCGAGTCCTCTATTACAAAGAAGTCTCCTGCAGCAATCGTAGCCTTGTTGGCTATCGCACTGATCTCATCCGCTACGTTAACGTGTATCGCATCTGCGTCAGTACCACCTCCGCCGCCGCCAGCGTCGGGAGCTTTGAGTAGCTTGTATCTGCGTGCTATGCCCACTGGTTATACCCTTGTTAAAATGCTCGACTGAGCAAGCTCTTTAAGAAGGGCATGGGGGGATATTCCCCCCAGCCCAATACTGCGTTATCCAAACTACCGATTAGGTGGTCGGGACTACGAAGTTAGCGATGGAATCAGTGCGAAGATTCTTCACACCGAAGATCGTGTCAACCGTCATCAGGTCAGCAAGGTACTCTTGCTTGTACTGAGACTGTGAACGAACACCCATCTGTTCGACCAAAAGGATAGCGTCCTTCTGGAACATGGTGCCACCAACATTGTCAGCGACGGTATCAGAACCCTCAACGAGAGGCGTGTTAGTCGAGACGTAAACTTCTACGCCATAGACATCACCAACCAATCCGTTGCGGATCGTGTTACTACCACCAACTTCGCCAGTGAACGCCTGCTCCGTAAAGCGAGCCGTACCTGTAAGGTCGGATTTAACGATTGTAGGAACAACCACAACACGTCCAGCCATAGGGGCGTCCGCGTCGTCCAGCTTCTTAATCATGGCACGGAGACCCGCGTCAGTGATATCTGTAGCTGCGCCTTCGTCCCACGCGCTTCCGTCGCCTTCAAAGACGGCAGAGGCAGTGATCGTAGCCGTGCTGTCAATCTGACCAGCGGGTGACTCGACCATCGTGGAATAACCAGCGGCTCCGGTCCACAACTCCATGGACAGGCGCGTGTCAGTCTCTTTCGAGATGGCATAGCCAGCATCATCGGTGTAGAAGCGTCGGAGGCTCTCAAGACCCTGAACCGAAACAATATCTTCGATCAGTCGTGAGTATTCCTTGTGCTTGTTAATGAGAACGTCGATTCCAGTGTCAGATCCATGTGCAATGAACGTAACAATGGTATCAGCGGCCTTGTCAGATGCCGCACCACGAGTGGGTGTCGGGATCTTAATGGTGTCGCCTTTCTTGCCTTTGTGGTTTAATTTGCGAACCAGATTAGCCAGAACGAGGTTTGCCTTATAAGCGGCAACTACTTCGTCGGACCATAACTCAGGTACGAAATTAGGGACTTCAGCTAAGACGATATGGTCGGTGCCAAATGCCATTTCTTAATTCCTTCAAGTATGAGTGATTGGGGGATTGAGTTTACTTGACTCGACCCTCTGCGTATGCTCGCAGTATCTCGTCCTGGAATTTAGGATCTTCGTACACGTCAGGCTTTTCTAACTTCAGCCTAATAAGATCTGCACGTCGATACACCTTTCCAGCTTTGACACCTGCGGCTTCTGTACTCTGTCTAGGGGTTTCCAATCCAACCTGCCTAGCTGCTTCCGTCGGGTCATGCGCGGTAGCCTCTTGGTTCGTGGTTGACTTGTACTCGGTCATCAGGTCAGCAGCAACACTCCAGTCACCCTGCACAGCCATTTGGGCTAAGCGGGTTCGTAGAGGACTGGCATTGAGATACTCAGCAAACGCTGGGTCATTCGCAATCCGGTCATGGTCAGGATGCTGTGTAGTAAAGCGGTCCTGTGCCATACTGTTTTCCATCTGAGCAAGTCGCTGATCGGTAGCCTGTGCGAGTTGGGACTCACGGCTAGATAAGTACTTGTCGAGGGCTTGGGTCGGGTTATCAAGCAATTCAGTGCTAGACACCTCTACAGGGTCCGGTGAATTACTTGTAAGGTCATCCGTTCGTTTGAGGTCAAGCAAGCGGTCGGTCAGCTTTCGCTGGGTTCCGAGGTCGTTCGCCATTCGCCCGTATGCGGATTCGAGGTTCCTGTGCATATCAGCCACTTCTGCTGCAGACTTTCCTTCGTACTTGCCTGCAAGCTCTTGCGCCTTTTGTAAGGCGTCCGTAACTGGAGCTGGTGAAGGTTGCGCTAACGCGGCTTCTCCTGCCTCAACTACAGTGGTATCAAGCACTGCCTCTGTAAGTTCCTTTTGGAGTCCGTCAAGATCTCCTATGTCGTTTTTCGGATCGACCAGACTGGTCATAGTATTACTCCTTGTCCGTCCCATTGGGGATTAAGGGGTTAAGAGATTACATTTTAAGGGAGAGGTTATCCGCCCGGATCACAGTTTCCGTATTGACCGGGACCGTGTTCTCGTTCGAACTTTTCCTCTTTGACCTTTTGGTCTTTGTGCATCTTCTCAAACCTGTCGATGAATTCCGGTCCAGCGCTTGCGCCCTGTGCCATCCTCAACCAACCGATCTTCGGTGGTGCTAAAAAGACCTTCTGAGTTGCACCTCCACACGTTGGGCAATCAGGCAAGTCGTCCGCCTTTACGATTGCTTCGTGGTAGTGCCCCTCAGAGCATTTGAAGTCGAATGTCGGCATTATTCGAATGCGTCCATGTCGGCTTCTTCACTATCGAGGCGCGCCTGCAGCGCAATTACCTCGAATTCGTTGTAGCTAGCATCCCGTAGAGCCACGATTTCCTCGTAAACGAGACGTGATCCGAGTTGCTGCCTGTTGTCTTCCCACGTAGCTGCGTTAGCTCCGCGTACTCCTGCGTCGATGGCTTTTTGTTCTGCCCACTCTACGAGCAGCTTCCATCCAGGCAGTGAGAATACTTCTTCTAGCTGGTTGAAGCGATCTTTGTTCGCCTCAGACAGCCATTTGATGTCTTCTGATTCCATGCGTCTCTCCCAAGTCGCTATTCTCTATTCAGTTTCCGTATCTTGGCGTCTACCAGCCGTTCGTCGAGATCCAGTCTCTTACCAGAGATCTCGTTCTGCTGAGTGAAGCTCAGTACTTCTGCAGCCTGCAGTGCAAGTCCAGCGTCTTCTATACGGATCTTGTCGTCCTGTACGTCTGCCTTGCGTTGCTCGCCTGTGGCTTGTGCCAGAGTCTTTCTGATCTCTGCGATAGTCAGCTGATTCTCAAGCAACATCTGTGTGGCCTGTGCTTTCTGCGCCTCGAACTGGAGGTCTGCCAGCTCTTTCTGTCGAGCTTGCTCCTCTTCGCTAGGCGGCTGCAGCGCCTCTTGTATCTTCTTAATGATCTCCGCCTTGTTGGCGACAGCGCTGTTGTCTATGATTCCCTGTACGATAGTGACTCCAACCTGCTCGAACCCTTGAGGCATCATGCCCAAAAGCTGAGTCAGCTGCATGGCTTCGACTTCCCGTGCCACGATACCCAACGTCGCCTTGACGTTGAACTTGAAGTCCTGCGGGTAGCGCTGCGGGTCAAACTGCATGTAGCGCCACATCGACTTCTTGATAAGGGGCTTGAGCAGTCTGCGGTCTATGGATGCAATCGCACGCTTGCTGCGCTTCACGAATGCTCCCATCATCATACTGTTGCTGCCACCAGAGCTAGCGCCAGACTGGCTGGACTGCTTGGACAGCGCGGCTGCGGTGTCGAATGCGCCTGTGCCCATCTGCACCATGCGCTCCATCTCACCTGTCTGGTTGAACGTAGCGGCATTCAGGTTGCCAATCTCGATAGGCTGGAGGATGTCTCTCGGCGGACCTTGGGTCAGCCAGACCTTTCCAGGCTTCACTTCCATGCGGAAGCCACGAGGTATGCGTCCTGAGTCTACACCCAGCATCGGACTGGAGATAAACCCCAATGCGTCGATGCGAGCGCGCAGCTCAGCGTCAAGCGCTTTCTGCGGATTGAGTCCCTTCTCGGCAACTCCACGTCCCCAGAAGCGTCCGGGTACTGCTTCCCATGGGAACGCTATGATCGCGCGGTCCTTCATGGTGAACGGGTTAACCATTGCTCTGAGCAGTGTGCCGCCTGCGCCGATAGTGACGATAGCCTCTACGAGAGGTCCGTCTCCGTCGTCAGGACGTGTAGCCAAGTCGACTTCCAGCACCTCATCCAGAGCACTTTTGCCCTTCGTGATACTATTCATCCACTTCATGGGCACCTTGCCGTGGTACTCAGTTACCTCTAGCTTGTCGCTCATTATAGCGTCAGTGGTAATCTGCTCTTCCGTACCGAAGTCAGCTTCAGCCCCACTCTTCCGGCGTCTTCCCGGTTGGATATGGGGCAGAGCATCCTTGCGATACATACCGGATTCGATCTTTTCGAGTACGCTATGTACCGGAACCTCGACCTTGTGAGCGCAGCCGAGCATGTCGGCAATGCACTTACCAGCAGGGTCAGGGATGAATTCGTCCGGACGTATGCTCACGGGCACTACGCGGACCTTCTCTTTTCCTTTGGCTTCCAGCCGTGACGTCTTAGCGTTACGCACGGGCTGCTCATCTCGGACTACCTGTACGTCCAGCTTGACAATGCCACTGCCGAAGATGGCAGCGTTGAGCACAGCCTCGCTGACCGCATCCCGGATACCTACGTTCTCCATGTCTTCCAACAGGGTATCACGAGCTATCAGAGCGTCCAGCTTGTCTTGGTCTTGCATGTCGTCTGCAATGTCGAACCAGACGTCCTTGGAGAATACACCCTCTTCGATCTCCGATACG